CAGCGTAAAGCAGCACTTGACAGTGACGCTGACGTCATCGTCACCAACTACGACAACCTGCAGTGGCTGGCCGAGCAGGACGTGGAGTTTGATGCGGTGGTGTTCGACGAGCTGACGCGGCTGAAGAGCCCGTCAGGCAAACGCTTCAAGGCTTTTGAGAAGGTCATCAAGTCCGTCGAGATCCGCTGGGGTTTGACCGGCTCGTTCACCAGCAACGGGCTGGAGGACGTGTTCGGGCAGTGCAAGGTGATCGACCAGAGCCTGCTGGGCCGCAGCAAGGGCGCGTTCATGCAGCAGTATTTCTACCAAAACAACCGCGGCACGCACACCGAATGGGAGCCCCGGCCGGGCTCGCTGCCTGCCGTGATGCAGCGCATCAAGCCGGCCACCTACGTGCTAGAGCCTGGCGAGTACAAGGACAAGCTGCCCCCGCTGCACACGGTGGAGATGCCCTGCAGCATGGCGATGGACGACTACAAGAAGATGAAGAAGGACTTCGTGCTGCAGTTCGGCAGCGAGACGACCATCGCGCAGAACGCCGCGGTGGTCACGCAGAAGCTGCAGCAGATGTCCAGCGGGTTCCTGTACACCGATTTCGGTCCGCGCTGGTTGTCGTCGCACAAGTTCGACGCGCTGGACGACATCCTGTCGGAGAACCAGCACGCCAACACCATCGTCGTCTACAACTACGTTGAGGAGTTGGCCGAGTTGCGCAGGCGTTACCCCACGCTGGCGGCGATGGATGAGAAGTGGGACGTCATCAAGGGTTGGAACGCCGGCCAGGTGCGGCTGCTGGCCATCCATCCCAAGAGCGCCGGGCACGGGCTGAACCTACAGCACGGCGGCTGTCACATGATCTGGCTGTCGCTGCCGTGGTCGCTGGAGTTGTACGAGCAGACCATCGGACGGCTGCACCGCAGCGGCCAGGCGCGTGACGTGTGGAACTACGTCCTGCTGACTGCAGACACCGTGGATCAGAAGATCTGGGCGGCGCTGCACGACAAGCAATCCCTTTCCCAACTGGCCTTGGAGGCACTGAAGTGAACAAGTTTGCGGAGCGGCTGAAGGTAGCGCGGGCCGAGCACAAGATCGCGCTCAAGGCGTTCAACATGGCGCAGCGCAGGCTGCATAGGGTGCTGGTTACCATCAACACACTGGAGAAGAAGCATGAACTGGCGATGGCTCAACGAGCACCTGTCAAGCAAGACTGAGCAAGAGGTTAGCGCTTTGCTGGAGCAGGAGCGCAAGACGCTGCGCCGCGTCACCATCTTGGAGCGGCTGCATCAACGCTACACCGTCCTGCGCGCTGCGCGGGAACGCATGGAAATTCTGAAGGAGGCAATCAAGTGATCCGCGACCAAATCCGCCGCCTGTGCGGCAACATCAGCCACGCTGAACTCATGCAGAACGAGTTGGACCAGGCCCACCGCAGCCTGCTGGAGGCCCACAGCGCCCGCGAATACGCCGAGGCGATGGTGACGTACCACCGGGCTCGCATCGAACGTCTGAAGGCCACGTTGGCACGGGAGGCAGCATGAGCGAGATGCCGAAAGGCTGCGACCAACAAGGCCGCTACCCCGAAGCCGCTGAAGCGGCAACCGAGATCGGTCAGGACGAGACCAATTTTTACGGGCTAGAGTTCTGGAAGTTGGAGGTCATCGACGCTCTGATCTTCGCCATCGGATTGGTGGCGTGCGCTGGCGCTGTGGTGCTGGTGTTTGGTGGGGGTGCGGCATGAAGAAACTACCCAAAGGCCTTGACCAACAAGGCCGCTACCCCGAAGCCGCCGAGGCGGCAACTGAGATTGGCGTCGATGACGACGCCCCTGAATCCTTGGGCAAACTGGTGCTGCTCGGTCTAAGCGTTGTTGTCCTTGTCGGTGCGATTGCGTTCTTGGTGGGGGTGTTGGTATGACCCGCCAATCCAAACGCAAGCACCGCGTGCTGCGGGTGATGCTTGACGACATTCGCGCTCGGCAAGTGCTGGACGATCTGATCAACAAGGTCAACGCGGCAGGCCGCAACTTCGGCTTAGGAATGGCGCAGGCATACGCACAGATGCGCGCAGATCCTGAATGGCAGGAAAGGAACAAGATATGACCACGCTACGCGAAGCCGCCCAGCAGGCGCTGGAGGCGTTGGAAGACCTGCTCGTCTGGCACTCTAAAAACAGCAGGGCAATCACCGCCATCACAGCCCTCCGCGCCGCGCTGGAGCAGCCGGAGCAGGAGCCGGTGGCGTGGCGATGGAGGATGCGGAATCCTACGGATTCCCCCGGTTTTGCACAACCTTGGAACGTCACAACCTACTACCCGAGAGAGCAGGCAAACGAAATTGAGCCCCTCTACACCCACCCACCCCGCCGCGAGACGGAGCCCGCAGCGTTCGACGCCTTGGTCGCCATCAGCCTGCTAACCCACCTCGGCGGCGAAGTGGCCGACTATGAGGATGTGGTGGAGGCGGTGCGCCGCCTGCACGCCCTGAACGGGGAACTGCTGGTGGCGTTGAAGGTGTTGTGCGAGTCGCACAAACGATTCTCGGGAGGCGCGTGGGACAGCGCCCGCGCCGCCATCAAGAAAGCGGAGGGGGAGGTATGAGCATCGTCACCCACGTCGCCGTCTTCTTCGCCCGCAACCCCGAAGAAGAGCTGACAACCCACGACGTCGGCATCAAGTGGGACATGAAGCCCAACAACGTGAGTGCATCGCTGCGCTATGCCGAGGCCAAGGGCTGGGTCACGCGCACCAAGCGCGCCGACCCGACCACGCAAACCAAGTTCCGGTGGGTCTACACCGCGGGCCCGCTGCTGCTGCGTCAGATCACTTCTGCCGCTTGTCCCACACAGACCAGCCCAGACCGGCCGCTGCCGACGCCCCGGAAATGATGGCGTCCATCGTGCCGCCGTCCACGCCATACTTCACGGCGAAGCCGCCAGCAAGAGCGGTGAGGATGTGGCGCACCAGCGCTTGGATCACGGTTGCACTCATGTCATGTCTCCATCAAGTCAGCAATGCGGCGAGCCCAGCCGCGTGAGAAGGCCGGCCAGTTGGTCAGGCCGGTCATGAAACGCAGTCGCTGCGCCAGCACCCGCAACCGCAGCGCGTTCATGTCCTGCGCATACGCTGCGGTCAGCGTCTTGGGGCCGATGATGCCGTCAGCTTCCACGCCCAGCGCCCGTTGTAGCCACAGCGTGGCTTGACGCGGGCCCGAGTTCACCGCGGCGTCGAACGTGGCGTAGCGGATGCCTGGCGGCAGATCGTCAGCGCGCACCGGCTTCCAGTACCGCTCAAGGTAGATCCGCTTGGCCAGATCCAGCGGCAACTCACGCATGTCGCCCTTGTAGCCGACCTCGCGGGCCACCGCCTCGGTCACCCCGAAGCGGGTCTTGCCTCCGGGGTCTGCCGGGTGGTCGCTGAAGTCACCCTCATGCCCCAGCAGCAGCGCGAACGCGGTGTCGAAGTTCATTTGCCAGGCCAGTGGCTCACGACCCAAGACACGACGCCGCCGAACGCGGACGCGATGGTCATGCCCATCCAGAAGCCACCCTTGCCCTTGTTGGCCAAGGCCAGCAACTCCTTGATGTCACTCTGCATCGCTGCCACCTGGTCTTCCAGCGTCTTGACCTGGCCGATCAGCAGACCGAATTTCACGGGGTCGATGTCGCTCATGGTGCTAAGGCGTTTTGGTTTTGGGACTCGGGGGCGAGGGCGTTGGCCGAACCGATCATCGCACCTCGCGTAAGCGTTTCGCGCGCTGCTGCGCCAGTGGCTGCGCCGGCCTGCCGCTTGGCTTGCAAGTCAAGCGCCTGCTTGACAGCCTTGGCAGCTAATCCGGGGTCGGTCATTTCGCGGGCGATTTCCATAGCCAACTTGTCGTCAAGCCTGAGCATAAGACGTTTGGCCACGCTGTTGAACACTGTCAAAGGTACGCTCAAGAACGCAGGCAAAGGTAGGCCCAACTCGCGGCCAGTTTCCGTGCCAATCTGCTTGATGTCGATCCCCGCATCGGACCCGGCTTTTACCAGTCGGTCATATTCGCCGCGGCGGATAAGGTCTTGCTGCACTGCGTTGACGTGCGACAGTTCTTGCGGAGACAACCCCTTCGTCAACATCTGCAGCCGGCGCTCCACGGCGTCAGCCGTGGCGCCAGGCGGCAGCGGGGGCGACAGCTTGACGTTGGTCTGCTTGGCCAGTTCATTGATCTTGTCCAGCCGCGCGGCGTTTTGCCCCACCACTTTAATGCGCTGCAGCACGTTCATGCCGGCATCGTCCAGCACCTTGATTGGGTCGGCGTACTTCTGCAAAAACGCCGCATGCGCCTCGGGCGTCGGTACTTTGACCTCGCGCATGTACAGGTCTTCGATGCCGGACCGCGCCGTCTGCATCGCCTTCGGGTCATCGCCGAACAACGTGACGAAGTTGCGCGCCTCACTGACACCACGCGGCTGGAAGTATTTGGTGATGACGTCTTCGGGCTTGATCTTCGGCTCGTTCAGCGCCGTGGCGCGGAACATCTGATCGTTGACGCCAGTCTTGAACCGAGGGACGTACTCAGTACGGTACAGGTTGAGCGCGTCGTCATACGCGGCTTTCGCCGTGTCGGACAGCGTGGTAGACGACTTGACCGCATCATCAATAGCTTCGTGGATTTTGCCAAGGCTGCGCAAACGCATCCCGGCGCCGGGGTCCATTGAAGTGCGCCCCGCAGCAATGTCCACGTTGACGGCTTTGCGGATGTCGTCCAACTGCTGCAGCGTGACCTCGGGCGGCGGCGCAGCAGGCGCGGCCTGCTTGATCTTGCCGCTGACAACGCCTGCGCCCAGCGGCTTCGCGGGCGGCGCTTTGGGCTGCAGCGACAACAGCTTGCGCACCGTTTCTGGCGCAGTGCTGGGGTCGAAGTCCGACAGTTTACGCCCCAGAATCGACTCGGCTTCGCCGATGACTTTGCTCATGTCAATCTTGGCGTCGCCGGCTTCCTTGAACGCTGCGGCGTACGCGGGCTCGATAACGCCCTTCTTCATGGCTTCGCGCTTGGCTTCTGCGCCTGCCACTAGCGCAGCGCCCGCGTCTTCCGGACGCAAAGGCGCGAGCGCGGAATTCATCTTGGACTGCACTTTGGCTGCAGCGGCGTCGAACTTGGCCTGCGCACGGCCCTGCTGCGCGGCCTGCGCGGCAGCAGTCTGGGCTTCTGCGCCGGCAAACTCCGACACCATCGAAGGCACCTTCTGCGCCTTGGCCTGCAAGAGGGAGAAGCGCGCGCTGCCTGCCGGCGCGGCCACCTCGCCGGCCCCCGGCGCTGCGCCAGGCACAGCAGCGCGCTGCCCGCGCAACAAGTCCAGAATGTCTTGCCCTTTGCCTTCCAACGCCTTAAGGTAGGTGTCCGACTTGAGGTTGACGACTTTGCTGGCGTATTCTCCTGCCTTCTGCAATGTCGGCGCGATGATGCCGCGCCCGCCCGCTTCCATCGCGCCGCCGACCAGTACGTCTCCCGCGCCGCGGGTCAGCGCCTCTTTTGCGCTGGTGGGGGCCTTCTGATACCCAAGCGCCTGCTCGGCAATGTCAAGCCCGCCCTTGGCTAAGCCGTAACCCAACCCCGCGCCGCCGACGATACCTGCAGGCCCAAGCGGCGTGCCCAGCACTGCACCGCCAGCACTGCCAAGTGCCTCGACGGTGGGGCGAACCATCTGAATAGCGCGCCGGCCCATCGGCACCTCGCTGGGCTGCGCAGGCGGCGCAACCATACCCGGCGCTGCGCCGGGGATCTGGCCTGCGGGCGTGGGGGGCGCGGCTGCAGCCCGCAACCGTCGAATTTCGTCAGCGAACACTTTCGCGTCTGCAGCATTACCGGCTGCGTCTGCTTTGATTAGCGCGGCGCTGAGTTGCTCGATGGTCGCCATGATTACTTGTACTTGTTCAAAAGCGCGTCGATGTTAGGCGATGCGGGTGTAGGCGCCGCGCCGCCGCCGCCCTGCTTGTACTCGTACGTCATGTCGTACGCGTCTTTGATGGTCTGCTGCGACGCGCGAATCTGGTTGATGGCGTCCGCTATTGCTTTGCGGACGCTGGCAGCATCCTGCCGCCTGTCAAGCGCAGCAAACGCTTGCCGCAACTGCGCGCCTTCTTGGTTCGACACGTTGCCCAGCGCGCCGCCTGTGGGGGACGCCTGCCGCATGTTCTGCAACTCTTGAAAGCCGCCCCGCGCGGAGATCTTGTCGAACAACGCCTCGGCCTCGCGGCCCGCTGAAGTGATGCCCGGCAACCGACCAGCAGCGATACCCGTGATGCTGCTCAATCCCGGATGCTTGGCCAACGTCTCCAAGTCTTTGATGAGCGTGTTGGACGTCGTTTCAAACGTCTTGACGGCTGATGTGGCCTGCGGAAACTTGGCCTCGCGCGACTGGCGCTCTTTCGGCGTCAGGCTTTCCATGAACTGCGGCGGCGTCATGCCGACCGCTTGATCACGCGGCACATACTTCACTTGGCCAGTGGCCGGGTCAACCACAGGAATCGGCGCAGGCGGTTCCTTGGGCTCTCGCGGCTGCGGAAGCGGGCGGCTTTCGCGCGCGATACGAACGCGTTGCGCTTCTTCTTCCGGTGACAGCAGGCGCTCTTGTCGCTGTGCATCGCGGAATTGCGCGTAGCCCGCAGCCGTCAACGGGAAGCCTAGCGCCTTCATGGCGGCCACATCAGAAGGCGTTGCTTCTTCTTTCGGCAGTGTTTGCGCCAGCGCTTTACCTTGCTCGCGGATGCGGGCGCTAGGGCTGATCATCATGTTCTGCACTGTCTCGCGGGTGATGCCTGCAGCCGCAGGCGCGGCCAGCGCGTTGGCGGGCTCGCCCGCAGCAGGCGCAGCAGCGCCAGGCAAGCCAAACCGTGTGGCTTCGCGGGCGTACACCTCCTCCTCGTCCAGCGCCCGCATGCCCTCGGTGGCCAGCTTGATCAGCGAATCTTCGCCGGTCTGCATGCCAAACTGCAGCACTTGGCCGAGCGTGGGGCGGTCTAGCTTATAGCCGCCCTCGGCCATCTTAGTGCCAAGGTTTATCAAGAATTCTTGCCGCTTGGCGGCCTGCGCAGCCTTGGCCGCGCGCTCTTGAGTCATTGCCTGCCGATCTGCAGCCATCGCCAGCCGCTCGGCCCGTTGTGCAGCCATGTTCTCGCGCTGGAACTGCATTTGCTCGGCCTGCTGCTGACGCAGCATGTTCTGCTCGGCCTCGCGCTGCACGTCCTGCTGGCCTTGGAAGAACGCCGATACCGGCTGCGCCGGTTGGAGAAGTCCAAAATTCACTGCCATGTTGGCTCCTCAAGGGCCCGGCATGCCAGGCATAGCAGGGCCGTAGTAGTCACCGCTTGAATAAATGTCGCGTGATTCAACCGGCGCGTAATTCGGCGTCTGCGGCTGGCCGTAATACCGACCGGCCAGATAGCCCAACTGATTCAGCCCGCCCGAGTAGGCGCTGCCTCGGGCCAGTGCGGCGTTCGCCGCCGTCTGGCCTTGACCCAACATCATGTTGCCGACGTTGGTGGCGTAGGTCTGGCCCAGACCGCTCATCACGCCTGCGGCGCGGGGGCCGACGTCAGCTAGCCCGGCCAGACGGTTGTACGCCGCGCCGAACTCCTGCGAGCCGAGGTCTTGGCCGTACCGCTGCGCGGCCCGCAAAGCGCCGCCCGAGATCAGCCCACCCCGCGCCGCAGCCTGGCGGTCCAGCGCCTTCATGCCCTCGCTCAGACGGAACTGGTAGCCGGGGTCCATCTGCAGGAAGTTCTGCGCTGCGCCAGGCCCGCCGCTCATCAAAGCGCGCAGCCGGTTGTAGTCCTCAGTCCCGCCTTGCAGAAACGGCTGCTGCCGAGCGATGTTCTGCTCGTACTGTTGGCGCTGAAGTTCTGTGGCGCGATCAGTGGCTTCCGCAGACGTCTGCGCCGCAGACTTTGCGGCGCGCGCTTGCATGCTGCCGCCGATCAGAGCGGCAGCGGCGGGAATCAGGAACTGGAACATATTAGGTCACCTCGCGCCCGCTTGCGCGGATGTTGATGGCGCTTGCCGTGCCGGCGATTGTAGAGATGAACCCGCTGGGCGCAAGCACTTGGCCAACGATCTCGGGGAACGTGTACGTCTCAGCCGGGGCCAGCGTCTTGGTCTTGACGATCAAGTTCTGGTTGCCCGCCGTGTCCGCGCCGGTCACCAAGTTCACGCTGATCGTCGCAGCCGAGGCGCTGTAGTTCGTCGCGGTGAACTTGTCGATGATCGCGGTCACGTTCGTGGCAGTGTACTGCGTGGTTTGCGACGCTTCCGCGGTCTTGGCGGGAATGAGAACTTTGACGGTGACAGTCATTTCGGGCTCCTTACGGGAAACACTCTACGTTGCAAACCACGGACGAGTTGCCCGTGACGACGTTGATGGTGAAGCCGTCAATATCATATGACGTCATGTTTGCAACCGCCAATGCCGTACCTGCGCTGTCTTTGATGTTGATAACGCCCGTATCGCCGCCGCCGCGTCGGCCTGTTCCGTCTACCGAGCTAAAAATTACCGTGCCCGACGTGCCGTCATGCGTACCCACAGACGTAAACGCCTGCGTAGTTGACGTAAGCACCGCAGTAATTCGCAAAGCGCGGGGGCGAAAACCGACCCCTGTAATCGCTTGCGCACCAGCGCCAGCGTTCAACGTAAACTGAACGTACTTAAACGGCGGCAACAGCGCGCCGACGCGGTCGTAGTTGTTCAACGTGTAGCAGCCCGTACCAAACCGCGCCGCTGTCAGGTTGTAGTAGGTGGCGGTCTTCTGCTCTGCAAAGTCGTTGTTGTAGATGGCGACGTTTGTACACGCTGCACCTGCGCCGCCAAACCCAATGGCTGCGTACTGCGTCTTCGTCCCTTGACGGTCGCCAATCCGGTTGCCGTGGATCTGGATATGGTCAGGTTGTCCTGGCGAAGCGACCGAGCTGACGATAGTAATGCCGTTTGCAAACGGGTAGTACGCTGTGTCTTGCCCGTTGTTGAAAATGAGGTTGTTGGCAATCGTGACGTTCTGAGCGTCAGTCAGTGCGATACCTTCCGCAGCACAACTGTCAATCGTGTTGCCGGTAATGACCGTATTTGAAGCGCCGCATTCAATCCCCGACCCGGAAATGTTGGACCGGGTTGTGCCGGTGATGTTGTTGTTCTCAATGCGAAGATATGAGCCGGTGTTGTTGCAGAAGATTGCAGATTCGCCGCTGTCAACGCAGTTGTTGTTGGTGAACGATCCTCTGGTCGGCATGAAGTACGCCGCAGACCAGTTGTTATCGCGGAAGTAGTTGTTCTCTATGCGCACGTCATACGGCATCCCCAGTACAGTTTCCGCAACCCAGAGCGCGGGCGCGCTGGTCGTAGACGGGATGGGGCGCCCGTTGTTGGTGAAGTAGCACTCCGTCACCACCATGTTGCTGTTGGCAGTCATAGCCAACGCAATGTATGTGTGGTTCTGGAAACTGCAGTTGGAGAACGTGACGTTCTGCACCTTGGCAACGGCGACAAGTTCGGCTGTGCGAGTGGAGTTGTTGTTGCCGTCAAACGTCAGCCCGTAGAACTCCAAGTCGGTGTCGTAGTAGACATTGACCGTACCTGAAATGATCTCATTGCGGATTGCGGTCGTGCCTGCCCCGAACCCGGAGGTCAGCTTGATGATCGACTTGTTCATCCCCTCGCCGATCAGCGTCGTCTTGGTCTTGACGAGCAGCGTCGTGGAGATGCGGTAGGTGCCAGCGGGGAAATAGACGCTGCGCCCGGTGCCGGCGTTCAGCGCGTTCTGGATCGCCGTGGTGTCGTCGGTAGACCCGTCGCCCGTAGCGCCAAAGTCCTTGACCGACAACGACTGGCGCAGGCGCGCTTGGACCGTGGTGGCCACCGCGCCCGTGCCGGCCTGAACGTACCCTACAAGGCTGGAGCCGTTGGACGCGGCCAGCGTGGTCAGCACCGAAATGGCGTTGATGTTGTCCACCGTCCAGATGTCTACGTCGGTGGCAGACGTCAGCCTGAGCTTGTACGATGCGTCGCCCAGCCACACAGACGCCTCGCCGCGACTGTCAAGAATGATGGGGTTGGTGTTAGCCGTCGCGCCCCCCGCGTCGGTGTAGGTGGCCAGCGGCGTGGTCGTGCCAGCCGCGTAGGAGTACAGTTTGCCGCCCACCAAAGGGTTGCCGTTGGCGTCAAAAAACTGTAGTTTCGGTGCTGGAGAAAGAGTGGCCATTTGTTACCTCGGAACGAGAGTCATGGTCGGAGCCGCCACATAGGTGACCCGCAATCGATCATTTGGTGAAAGCGTGAACATCCCGTAGAAACTGCCAGTGCTAAAAAATGTAGCACCATCACGGGAAAACTCCAACAGACTAACGCCGCCGCCGCTGACGATAACGTCTACTGTATACCCAGTCTGGTTGGTGTAGGTGAACGGCGAGCCAGTCGGCGTGATCGCGCTAGCTGGCGTCGTGTAATTGGACGTTTGCGGCGGAACAACCGGCGGCTGCGTCCCAATCTCTAAATCCGCGCGCAGCCGCGCGATCTCCGCAGCGTAGTCAGTAGTGGTTGGCTCGGTCTGCGCGGCGTATTGAACACCGTCGATCTGACCGGCATAATCCGTTACGGGCGGCCCAACCTGTAAATCTTTAAGCGTAGCCGAACTGGTTCCGCTGCCCGTCAACACAAACAGGTTCAGCAAGAACCTGTACCACTCCCGCGAAATCAGCCCCGTCTCGCTGTCAACAAGCGGAACACGCGGCGGCGTGATGTTGGTGATGTTCGGCGGGCTGGTCATGCGTTGGTGCCGCTGATGTTCAACTCAGCGCCCATGATGGCGATCTTGACCGGATCTGTGCCGCTGATCTCGTACACCCGGTCACGCAGTTTCAGCGTCATGCCCAGTCGGCGCCAGAACGCTCGGCGACCGTACTCGCCGATGCGCCCTATAGACGTCCAGTGCTCGTTTGACCAAGTGTGGCCGCCATCGTCTGACCAGCGCAGCATAACCTGCGGGTTGGCTCCTACGACGTATGCCGCATCGTCTTGGTACGCGAGCAGGGTTTCTCCGCTTTCGGTAAGCAGTTCCAAACCGTCTTGCGTGAGAAGTGCATCCCCAGCGTCAAAAAAGTCGCGCCCGTTCAGACCCACGCCGGTTTCGCAGTCAAGCTGCAGCGTGTGGTGCGCTGTGCGTTTCAGATCGTTCTTGCCAGTGGGCAGCGCCCGCCACGACCGCAGCCACCTTTGCGGCGCGGTGTTGTCGGCGTAGACGTCCAAGTCCAGCGCGTAGATGTTGCCGTTTTCGTAGTCGCCCACGACGATCTCGTTGGCAAACGCCATCTGGCAGTTGCCGCGGTGCCGCGTGAATAGCCCCAACGTAGCGTTCCAACCGGCACGCTCATGCCAGGCGCTGGTGGACACGTCGTAAACCCAAGTGGTGTTGGCTGTGGGGAAATTTAGCGCATAGAAGGCGTGGCCGTCTTGCTGGTAGGTGTACCCCACCGCGTCGGCCAGGTTGCCGTACTGCTGAATCTGCCACTCCACCGCGTGCGTGCTGATGCGCTGGCCCGTGTAGCCGTTTGCGCGGTAGACGATGCCGCGCCCGCGCGCGTCAGCGCCGAGCCAAAACAGCCCGTTGTCCAGCCTGGCCACCGAGAACGCCGCAGCGCAACCGATCTCGTTGAACGCACCCTGAATCCGCGTCAGAGGAAAATCAGCGGCGCCGCTGTCGTACCAGACCTCAACCGAGTTGGTGCCGAAGAGCCAGGCTTCACGGTGGTCGATGATCAGGCTCACCAAGCCGTCTGGCGAGCCCTCTGCGCTCGCAAAATCCAGCGGATCTACCGAAGTGCCATCCAGCAGGCTTGTGACCCATACGCGCTGGCTGGTAGGCTCGTTGAAGACGAAGTACCCGTCAAGGTAGCCGACCGTCACCGCGCCGGGGAAGTCTGGGTCTGTGATCTGCGCGAATTGACCCGAGCCGGAGTAGATGTAGCTGGGGCCGTTGCAGGCGATGAACAACTGCGTGCCGTTGTCGGCCATGCTGACCGGACCGGTGCCCGTCAGCGTGCCGATTGTGGTGACCTGCCAACTGGAATCGACGCGGTACAGCGTGTTGCCGCTGGCCACATAGCCGTAACCACCAAAGGCCCACAGACCTCGGACAGGCCCGCTGCCGACAGACGCCAGCAGCCGCAGCCCCGGCGCGCGCTGCAAGAACGCCGGCTCCTTGCCTGCCTCCGGTACGATCTCCGGAAACAGGTTGATCATCCGGTTGTCCGCAGCATTGACGCTGCGGGCGACGTATGCTGACCCGAGGATCGGGGTCTTCACGATCAGTAATTCCCGGCGTAGACGTTGAACCGCTGGCGAGTGGCCACCAACGAGTACGGCAGGCTCATGATGTCGTCAGGGTTGTTGATGCGCTTGATGTTGCGCTTGGACGTCATGGCGATGCGCTGAACCTGCGGTGACGGCTCCACGCCAAACTCGGGCGCGATCTCCATCGCCAAGTTGTAGGTAAACGCTCGCAGGTAGCCTGGCGGAAACGTCAGCTCGGTGGCCAGCGTTGCCGGCTGCGTCAACTCCTCAACCGAGATGAAGTGCCACTCCAGCAGCCGCGTGGGCACCGGGTAGATGTACATCTCAATGTCGGGGTACGTCATGTTGATCCACAGCACCTGCGGATACGTTGACGTGACCGTCTTGACAGCAATACCGTTGTACTGCTGCTGATTGATCATCTTGATGCCGAAGCTGACGTTCGTGCCGGGGTCGCGGAAGTACGTTGAGTCGTCCAGCAGGACGGGCCGGTTACCCACAAAGTCGCCCGTAGGCCCCAGCGTGCGGCTGATCGTGCTGGCGGGCCAATTGAACACTTGATCTTGCGTGCTGAACACAGACAGCCGCTCGGTGTTCCACGAGTCGATCATCTGGTTCATCGCCGTCAGCGAGTCCTGCATAACGGCGGCGGATGTGGTTTCGCCTTCTGCCAATACGCCCAGCAGACGCAAGGCGCGCTGGATCTGATCACCCGCTGAGGACATGCTCTGGCTCCTTACGGCGGCGGCGGCCCAGTGCGTTCACTGGCGGCGCGGCGTCTTGCTCGTTTTCAACGCCGGGAGTATACCGCTCCCACCCGTTTCGCTCGTCGTAGATTGCCTCCATTTCCATCGTGGCAACCTTGGCCCCGTGGATGGGGTGGCGAAGATAGATGACAGCCATTGAGACAAGGGGCCGAAGCCCCTTTCCGTTACGTCAAGCAGTGGATTACCGCAAAGTTCAGCACCACCGCTTCGGACAAAGAGCCGCCTGTGATGTTGCGCAAAGCGATGGTCGCAGAGCCAGCGTTCAGACCAGTGATCCAAGCGTTGTACCCGCCAGCCGTCGCCCCCGCAGCAACCGTGAGAACCACAGTGTCATTGGCGCTGATGGTGGAGTTGTTGAACGTGAACGTCACCGTCGTGGTGGCGTTCAACGCGGCGTTGTTGGTAGTGATCTGCCCTGCGGATGTGTTCAGCGTGACTGCCGTACTCTTGCTGGTCGCCTGCGTCACGGTGCCTTGCGCGTCTGCGGTGTACCCCAACTCGCTGGACGCATAGACGGTACCTCCACTAACCGAAGCGCCGGTAACAGCGCCCGTAACAGCAACCGCACCCGTAACGGTAACGCTTTCAAACTCGGGGTCGCTGTACGCGACGCCGACAGCCTTGGTATTAGGCATCATCGTTCCTTTCAAAAACGGGGGCCGAAGCCCCCTGATTGATCACGCAGCCTTGTAGACCGTGTACGCGTTTTCCGCGGTCTTCCGGAAGCGGAAAATCGCGCTGGTCGTGACGGCCACAACCGCGACGGCGTTGCCGCCGTCAGTGAAGCCGGTGCCCGTTCCCATAGAGAACGTCACGGTGCCAGACGACGTGCCGATGTTGACAACGGACAGGTCGAACGTGCTGCCAACGGTAGCGTTGGGCAGCGCGGCTTCCAGCGTCGATGCAGCAGGCAGCGTGTAGGTCGCCGCGCTCGTGGATGGGTTGGCCACCAACATGCCGCCGACCAGTTGAGCAGCCGTCAGGGTTGCGGTTGCGGTTGCGGTCTGCGGAGTAGCCGCGTACCCCATCGTAGTTTCGTTGCGGTTGCCTGGACCAACTTGATAGCCGCCAGCGCCATTAGGGAGAGCCATGATCTATTCCTTTCAGATGAATTTCAAAAGGGGGCCGCTATACGTTTAGCAGCCCCCGTTTCGGTTTAGCCCCAGAGACGGCAAGCCATCTGCGGACGGATGGTGCTGTAACCGTACAGCACGTCAATCCGGCAGGGCATCCGGTCGTTGTTGATGTCGTACTGACGCACGATACGCAGGCTGATGCCGTTGTGGTTGGCGCGCGCGGCCATGTCAACACCTTGCGGCAGCAAGAGGTCAGCAGTGGCGAACGTGATCGCGTCCTTGTGGTACACCAGGTTCTGCGGGTACTGCGTAGACGCAGAACCGATGAACGTCGCTGCCTTGCTGGTAGCAGGCAGAACGTTCACGGTAGCCAGCGCGTGGTCGGCCGAGTAGATCGGAGCAACCGTAACAGTCGCCGCGCCGCCCGATGCAGTCACGTTGGCAAGCGCCACAAACTGGAACAGCGAGCCAGTAGACTCACGGGTCTGCGGGTTCACCGCAAAGCAGTCAGCCACGGTGAACACGTCGCCAGCAAGAACGGTGTTGGTGCTGCCCAAGCCGGTAAGCGCGATTGAAGTCGCGCCTTCGGCCGTCACCGCAGCAGACGTCGTGCCGTTGGTGCGCGAGCCAGTCGTGAACTGCTTGATCGACTGAGACATGTTGATCTCGTCGAAGCCCAGCACGCCCGTGCCCATCATGCCGTTCTTGAACTGCTTGCTGATGGTGTCGGTCGGGTTGAACAAGCCCTTCATACCTTCCACCAGCCCGGCGTTGGCCGCAGGGTTGACGGTGGCGTAGCGGGGCGACATCACCGCAGCGTTCTCGTTGAGCTTCTGCTGGGCTTGCAGCAGAACCAGCGAGGTGGCCGGCGTGGTGCCGGGCGTACCAACGGAGTTGCCGATGGTGCGGAAGGCGTTGGCCACGTCAGCGTCGATGCTGGAGGCAAGCTGGCTGATACGAGGCTTCAGCACACGATCCGCAAAGTCGTCCAACTGCATCGTCAGTTCGGCGGACGTGAAGTTCACGCCGATGTGCTTCTGCGAGGAGACGGTCAGGGTCGTGAACTGCTCGTTGTCGTCCTGCGCTTGCAGAGCGGCGCCGTCAGTCACCAGAGCGCGGTCCGGCAGGCGGATGCGCAGCGTGGAGCCGATCTTGGCCCCTTCGACAGCGAAGCTGTCGTCGTACTGGCGGTTCACGTTGCGCGTGAGCACCAGGTTGTTTTCCAAGATCTCCAGGGCCTTCCTGGTGATCATGTCAATGGTCAGAATACTATTGGCCACGGTGAATTCCTTTCAAGTCTTAGCGGGATGCCTGCGCTTGCAACCTACGCATCTGCCGGGCGCGTTCAGCTTCAATCCACTCCGACGTGCTCATGCTCTTGATGGAGCGCGGGTCAGTCGTGTCGTAAGACGGGTTGTTGCTGCTTCGGGCCGTGACAGGTGTGATCGGTGCTGGCGCTGACGTAGTTCGTTTGACGGGCGGATTGTCGGTCAGTCTGCCTTCAATCTTCCCAATTTCTTTTGCCTGCAAGAACGGCGACAAGCGCGAGATACGGTCCGCTTCTTTGGGGTTGGCTCCGAGGTAGTAGGCTACATCAGGGCCAACATCAGAAGCGCGGATCGTTTCGGCCATCACGTCAGTGATTCGGACGCTCGGGTTGTAGGCGACTTGTTCGAAGTCGTCGTACTTGTTTCGGGCCTCTTCTTCCCTGTCGTGGTAAGCGTCAGCAATCGCTGCCTGAGCCTTTTGCTGCTCTCGCAAGGCAATCAGTTCTTCGGCCTTCTTTACGGCCAGCGCCTCCGCGTATGCTTCCGGAGACTCAAACTGATCAACTGGCGGAACATCTTTTGGCGCAGACTGCCTAGTTTGCATTTCTGCCAACTTGGCCGCTTGCTCTCGTTCCCACTGTCGACGCGCTTTCTTAAAACGCTTGTCCACCACCTCGTCAAGTTCTGCCTGAGTAAACAATCGTTCCGCAGGTTTTTCCTCAACGGGCTGTTGTTCAGCGTTTGCCGGCGTATGAAGCTCTGGTTCCGGGGTGGCCGTCACCTCGGGTGCTTGCACGGAGTCAACTTCCGCTAAGGTATCTGTGGTCATAAGTACTCGTTAGAGTGCCCGGTGCGCTGCGCCGGTACAGTTGGTAAAACTATAGCACTTCTGTAAAGCTAGGCCAAGACAACTTCAACCCACGTCAAAGTAGTCTCGTCCCAGCGGTATGGTTTTCCGTCTGTCGGATACGGCGCAGGCGCGGCCCAACGGCAGGTAGCTTCGTCAAGCATCCATGACGGATACGGCTGTGGCGGGATGAACGCATCACGCTGCGCGTCGTAACTAAACCCAACGCCTGCGTAGTTCTTACGCATGTTGCCGTTGTAGCTGGTCTGCACCCAGGTCGTATCAGCGCCGAACAGAGACTGGCAGAACGCAATGCCTTTGGCTTCAGACTCCACACCGTTGTCCATCAGCTCGTTGTTATGCACAACGATAACTTGGGTAGCGATGTTGTTTGTGTCAAGCTGTGCGAAATGCGCCATGTGTAACCTCAAAACGTAATGGAACCGGAACCGGTCCATTTGTAGATACGGAACCCGCCGGCAACCGTAACAGTGGGGGAGCCGGTTGTGGAAGCGGCTGCGGGGAATGAGTCAGAGTACCGCACGATGACAACGCCTGAGCCGCCGTTTCCGCCATCGTAGCCGCTGCCACCTTGTCCCGCGCCGCCGCCCCCACCGCCTGTGTTAGCAACACCATTGCTACCTACGCTGTTGCTACCGCCATCGCCGCCGCCCCCATTGCCGCCCGCACCGTCTGAGGCGCCGCTTTGAGCTCCGCCGCCGCCGCCGCCAGCGTAGGTTGTAGAAGATCCCGACAAAGAATTAGCCGTTCCGTTGCCGCCATTACCACCAACGTCGTCACTTGTTCCAGAAGCATTTGTACCTACAGCACTTGCGCCGCCGCCGCCGCCCCCGCCTCCAGGTGTTGGGCCCCCATTGCCACCTGCGTTTCCTTGCCCGGATGTGCCTGCCGCGCCTGTGTTACCTCGGCCACCGCCACCGCCACCAGAACCGCCTGTGCGGCCATTACTGCCCGCCCCGCCGCCACCCCCACCTTTGGTTGCGGTTATGGTGGAAAAAACAGAGTCGTTTCCGTCTGCGCCTTGGTTGTTTGCTGTACCGCCCGAACCACCACCGCCAACAGTTACGGTATACGAAACGCCAGTTAGGACACTGAGCGAAGACTGACGATAGCCGCCAGCCCCAGCACCGCCGCCGCCGCCGTCATTATTGTCCGCTGCACCACCGCCGCCGCCACCCGCAACAACAAGATAGTCAACCGTGCGGGCTAAATTGGTGCGGTTAAAAAGCCCAAACCCGCGAGCGGTTGCCGCGCCTGATGTAGCAATCAGTGGCATAAGCGGCTCCTTACTTGAACTGCGTTTGGGACGCAAGAACGGTAAACGCCGCGCTGCCAGTTTTTATGATGGTGTACACATAGGCGTCGATTCCCGACACGTTGCCTGCGCTCCATGCCGTGCCACCTTGATACTTAGGCGTGACTGCACTGCCATCTACCTGCACCACGTTGTTGTAGTAGGCCGTAGCGCCTTGAGTCACCAAGAAAGCTACTGTCACGCTTTGGCCGGTGCTCATCGCCGTATTCAGGCTGGTGCCGCTAGACGCGCGGAAGTTCACCGTCCAGTTGGCTGAAGCGTTGGTTGTGTAGTACAGGACCGACTGCGTGGTCACATCGTAGTTAATCGTGCCCGTTGCAGCAGTGGCAGAGATGGTGCAGGTCTCAGCAGCGTCGTTTAGGACAAGCGCCAAAGCGCTAGAAGACCCATTAAACGTCTGTGTAGCGGTAAACGTGTTTGAGGACGTAGCAACTACGATATTGCTCGGCGTAATCAGGTTTGAAAGAGTTGCCATGCTATGTCCTTAGAACGTGATGGTGCCGCTGCCGGTCCATTGATAGATACGGAAGCCGCCTGTTACCGTAACAGTTGGGGAGCCAGTGGTGGCTACTGCAGCAGCAAATGTGTCTGCGTACCGAATGATGACGATGCCGGAACCTCCAGCAGCGCCATTTGGGGAAGGATCGCCCGCGCCGGCCCCACCACCACCACCACCACCAGTGTTTGCGGTTCCAGCAACAGCATTAGCCCCACCGCTGACACCTGCAGCGCCAGCGCCGCCGCCACCTAAACCACCTTGTCCCGGTGTTAATGTTCTGCGTGTTCCACCACCCCCACCTGCGTAATACGTTGCGGTTCCAGAGATAGACGACTGCAAACCATCGCCACCATTACTGTTAGAAGTGCCGCTAGTTCCCGCAGCACCTGCGCCGCCGCCCCCGCCGCCGGGAATACTGGTAGATCCGCCAGAGCCGCCGTTGTTGCCCTGCCCAGACGTTCCGTTACCGCCGGATTGGTTTTGGTAAGCGCCGCCGCCGCCTGAGCCACCGTTTGCGCCTGCGTTATTGTTTGTGCCACCACCGCCGCCGCCAGTTGAGGTAATAGAACTAAATACTGAGTTTGATCCGTTTGCGCCGGCCCCCCCAGAAGATGTGTCTCCTGCCCCGCCAGCACCAACAGTTACTGTGATAGCGGAACCAGAACTAACACCAAAACCAGAAGCTGTGAGATAACCGCCAGCGCCTCCGCCACCTGCGTTGTCGTAGCCACCGCCGCCGCCACCAGCAACAACAAGATACTCGACGGTTGAAGGCGGCAACAGCGCAGATACAGTTGCCCCAACAAACATCTGCATGATGCCCGTCATGTCACGTTCCCCGACACTACGCAGGCGGTGGCGCTGTAGAACAGCACAGTTGCCACACCGCGAGTTGCAAGCGTCATTGAGGTTTTGACCGTATTTGTGCCCGCTATATATGCCGTCGGCGCAGAGCAGGTGATCGTGATGTTGCCGGTCGTGTTGTTGTAGATGGTGATCGCATCGCCTTCAGCAAAGGTCGATGTCGGGATCGTGATGCTGCCGCCCGTGCTGACCTGCACGTACTTGCCAACATCGTTTACAGCAAGCGTGTAGCTGCCGGTCTGTGTGCCAACCGCTGGGAGGTTTCGATACCCCACGGTCATGTTCTCATTAGGAAACGTGTAGGTCTTCGTGCTGCTTGCAGGGCCGCTCACAGAGAAGAAGGTATTACCTGTTCCCCCATTCGCCACAGGCAACGTACCCGTCACGCCGGTAGTCAAACTGACGTCGGTGATCGTGTTGCTGGAGCCGCTGATGGTCTTATTGGTCAGCGTCTGCGTGCCAGTAGTTGTAACTACGTTCCCGCCGTTGCCGCCAACCTGAGCGTAAACCCCCCAAGTGGTGCCGTCATACACCAACTGAACGCTAACCCCGGTGATGTTGCACACAAGGTCTTCAGCCAGGCTGGCAATTGTGGAGCCGTTACGACCAACCGTCAGGTTGTTAGTGCCCCACGCAGCGCCTGCATCGGCAACAACAACCTGAGCCCCCGTAGATGGGGTGGCCGGCAGCGTGACGGTGAACGCCCCGCCAGAAGTGTCGGCAAGGACGCCTTCTTTGTCAGACGCCGTGTAGGTAGTCGTCTTGTAAACGTAAGTCAGCCCGCCACCCGGAGCCGCAGCAGAAGTCCAAGTAGTGCCGTTGGAAGTCAGCACGTTTCCGTTGGTCCCCGGCGCAACAACTTGGAAAGCCGAAGTGCCGTTGCCCAACAGCACGTTGTTAGCCGTGAACGTCCCCGCTCCAGTGCCGCCGTTAGCTACAGCCAACGTGCCGCCCAAAGTGAACGTGCCGGACGTAGTAATAGGGCTGCCGCTGGCCGTCAACCCTGTTGTTCCACCAGACAGCGCGACGCTAGTAACCGTGCCGGAACCGGCGGTAGTCCATTCGACGTCAGTGGCGCCTGTGTTGACCGCCAACACTTTGTTAGCGTTGCTGGTATACGACGGAAGCAAGTTGCCACGCGCCTGAGAAGCCGTAGATGCTCCGGTGCCGCCGTAAGAAATGCCAACTTCAGTGCCTTTCCAAACGCCTACGCTGACTTCGCCTAGGTCGTTAATCTGAACACCGGAGTTTTGGATGAGCTTGCCGGACGTACCATCAAACCGAACCACCGCGTTATCAGTGCTGGACGCTGGTCCGGTAACATCGCCGCCGCCAGCCCCACCGCTGGCCGCAATCGTGTAGTTAGGCCAAGAGCCCGTGATCGATACGTTTGTGCCCGCCGTCAGCGCGGGTGTAGCCGTACCGTTACCGCCGTTGGCGACTGGCAGCGTGCCCGTCACCCCTGTGGTGAGCGGCAAACCCGTTGCGTTGGTCAACGTAACCGAGGTGGGCGTGCCGAGGATCGGCGTGGCGAGTGTCGGGCTGGTGGACAGCACGGTGCTGCCAGTACCCGTGCTCGTCGTAACGCCCGTGCCACCGTTTGCCACGGCCAGCGTGCCGGCCACGGTCACCGCGCCGGTGGTGGCCGTTGCAGGCGTCAGCCCGGTGCTGCCGAAGCTGACGGATGAGACTGCGCCAGCCCAGACACTGGACACCGCGGCGTTCTTAGTAGCGCCGCCCTGCACCACAGGCACCAACTCTGTGCCCGTGAGCGGGAGAGTTGATGCTGGAAGATCCGCAATCTTGACGCCGGCCATATCACACCTCAGGCACTGAGTGCCGCAACCTTGTCTTGGAACGCCTTTACCCGAGCATTCAGCGCCGCCCGGTCTGCGTCAAGGGCTTGCAGTTTGCTCGCGTATTCGGCCTGCAGCGCGGCCGCCGCAGCCTCGCGGCTGGCGACTTGCTGCTCACGGGTCGTCAGATCCGCAGTCTTGGCTACGGTCTCAGCAGCAAACGCTTTTCGATCTGCGACCAACTCCGTTTCGAGAGCGTACAACTCGGCCTTTTTGGCGGCGTTGGCGTCAGCAACCTTCTGCGCGTCGGCCACGATGGTCGCCGCTTCAGCCGTTGCCGCCTCCAACACCTTGGCCGCTTTTTCGCGGTCCTTGTTGGCCTTCTCCACCGCGCTCATGGCGCCCTGGCGCTTGGCCAACTCGTCGCGGGCGTTCACCAGGTTGGCCAGATCAGTAGGAAACTGCTTGGCAATGTAGTCAAGAAATTTGGCCGGATCAATAACCCCGCCGTCGCCGTAAGTGACCATGACTGCTCCTTCAGGCGTAGTAAGAGACGTTCAGCTTGGCGCTGGCCGACTGCTCAATGAACTTGATCTTGGTGAGATCGCCGTCGTATTGCAGCGTCACGCCCGCAGCCAACGGCATCCCGACTGACGCGGTGGGGTTGACGTCATCGTCGCGCCAGCGCACGGCCTGAGTCTCAGACACGATGATGGCAATGCTTGGCCGGCAGGACAGACCGTTCAAGTCCACTGACGGCACCGTCAGGCCAGTGGCCGAAGACAGCGAGGTGATCTGCTGATACCCCAACCGAGTGGTGATTGCTTTGAGGTTGATAGCCATTCAAAATCTCCCGCGCTCGGTGAAAGAACGCAATTTTACATAGGGTTGAGAAGAAGAGAACGGGGGCGTGGGCCCGCCCTCCACCGGAGGGAAGAAATACCCCGAGAAGAACGCTGCAGCGAAGTACGTCTTAGGAAACATCGTAGGTCACGCCTGTGCGGTTGCCGTTGGCGTCTACTGTGGCCGTGATCCGTACTGTAGTGCCATTCACGCTCTTGATCAAAATGGGCCCGCCAGGCGAGCCAGCCAGTTCGCCCGCGGCAGAGGCAGAAATTAGCTTCAGCAAGTCGCTGGCAGTGTACGTCCCGTCGATGACTTCCGTCCACGGGTTGGCCGCGCTGCCGGCGTCGTTGAGCTTCTCGCCCATCGTACCTGCGACGTTGTACGCACTGGCTAAAGCGCTCCAGACCGCTGCGGACAGCGACTGCGGACTGAGTTCGGTGAACGGTGTGATGTCGCCGCTCAAATTTCCCGTGGCCCTGACCGTGGCGCTGTTTGAGAACTGCACCAGCGCAGCGCCGACAGCGTCAACGATGGCCCCGAGGGTGGCGTTGTTGACCGTGAACGAGAAGGACGTGCTGCCAGATGCGGACAGGGCACCAGCCAAGTTGGCCGCAAGGTCGAACGTGATCGACGTGGAGCCGACCGCCGAGACGATCAGTTGCCCGTCAGCGGGATTGACGGTAATTGTGACCGTCGTAGAGCCGTTAATATTAACGCCAGCCGCAAGATTTAGCAGCCCCGGCGTGACCGTCACCACCAGATTGGTAAACGACGACATCGCCCCCGGCTTGTACGGCAGCACCCACGACGATGGCGCCAAGTGCCCGGAGGGGACGCCTGCCAGCTTGGACGGGATGCCCTGGCCTACGGACTGGTTCATCCGGTCACCACGCCTCCACATGGAACGGAAAGTTCCAGGCGAGCCGCCGATCAGGCGCAGGGGTAGCTGCGCCAGGAGCGTGGTGTTTGTCTTGAGAGCCA